CTATGAATAAAGAGGAAAATAAAGTAGTTAAAGAAGATACTATGAATAAAGAGGAAAATAAAGTAGTTAAAGAAGATACTATGAATAAAAAGGAAAATGAAGTAGTAAAACAGGTTAAAGATAGAGAGAAAGAAGAAGATATAACGTTATCTATTGATAGTTCTAATAATGAAAATATTAATAAAGTAGAGGATGTAAAAAAGAACTCTATACAATTCAATGATAAAGACCAAGTTCTAGATTTTAACAAAAAAGAAACACCTAGAGTGATTGAAGATAAAGAGAGTCAATTTATAGAGGCCCCCAAAACAATAGAAAGATTAGAAGAGATTTCATCCATTAGAGATAAAGAACGTAGAGAGAATGAAGAGGAGGATGATGATGATGAAGAACGAATAAAAATATTTGATGATGTTAACGTTGAATTAGATAATTTAGATATTCATAATATTGATTCCAATATCAAATTGAAAACAGATACGGATGTTTTATTAGACGATATGATTGTTGAATTAAAATAATTACGTTAAAAAATAAATATTGAATTATAACATTATACTAAATGGAGAATAAACAATCAACACTAATAATGTCTGCTTCAATAACTTTTTGTTATTTTCTATACAAATATTTAGAGTATAGATTTATCTTGAAACAAGATAAACCATTAAAGATATTATTTAGAGAGACACTAGTTGTATTCGTATCAAGTATGGCAGGAATATTTATATTAGACCAATTGCAACCACTTAGTTATGTTGTTTCTTCAAGTATGCCAATGGTATTTATGAACGACCCAGATTTTTAATTAGATGTTTAATATAAAAATTATAATTATATTAAACATACTCTTTTTTCATTTTATCTATATCCATTATATTTTCAGTTATTTTATCTTTGATGATATATTCTTTAAATAAATCTTTTGATAATTCTTTTTCAGGGATTTGATGGTGTGTAATTCTAGAAATCATTTTATATAATTTGAAGCCTTCGAACCTTTCACTCCCGTTTGATTTATATAAAATATTTTTTCCATTATCATCTTTACACCATTCTAATATTAATTTATTAATTTCATTTTGTTTTATGTTATTAATTTCTTGATAATCATCAATGAAATAATCGATTAAAGAACAAGATAATCTACATAAATCAAATGCATAGTTGGGTTTTAACAATGGTTTATTTTTATTATAATATACTCCAAAATTATATTGTCCATATGCATCTTCACCTTTTTTATAATTATCACTGCATATTTCATTATTTTTATAATTGTAAATGCTACGTCCAAAATCTATAATTTTATATAATTTACCAAATGTAGGAACTTTATATGTTATGTCATTATATTTGTAGTAAAAATATTTTTTATTTGTTTGTGTATACATTATATTATTGGTATGTAAATCATTATGTGTGAAATTAAAAACTTTTTGGTAAGTAACTAACATTATAATTATTTGAAAGAGAATAGATTTCCATTCTTTCAGATGAATAGAGTTATTATTCGTTTGGATATAATCATCTAATGTACTTTCTAGTTTTTCAGTACATATAATTTGTACAGGAATCTTAAATATTGTTGCGGATACTTCCATTTCACTTTGTTCATCACTTTGATCATCACTTTGATCATCACTTTGATCATCACTTTGATCATCACTTTGAACATTTGATTTTTCATCATTATCAGAACTACTAGATGTTGTATTACTTTCATCACTAGAACATGAATCTGAACAACTATCCTCTTTTGACATATTAGAAGAATTGCTACTTTTATTTATTCGTGTATTTTTGTAATATGTTTTTAAAGTTTCATTTTTATAGGTTTTTGAGTTGGTTGCGATAAACATTTCATTTAAACTAATATCATTGGAAGGGTCAGAAATAGATATTTTTGCAGTATCATGTATTTTTAGTGCTTTTTTATGTTTTCTAGTCTGAAAATAGTTATTTCCTTCATAATAATTTGGGTCAAGTTCAAATATAGTTCCTTCGTTTTGATAAAATGTCTTTGAGTTTTCTAGATATTCTATATCATCACTAATATCGCATATAAAATTACTTTGAATACCAAGGAAAGAACCATAAAAATCTATTCCATGTATAAAATCATATTCTTCTTTCAACTTATTTGATAGAAAAGAAAAGAAAGAGTCAACATATGCAATATTGTTTGGATCAGTATATTTATCAAACTCGTGTTCTTTGTTATAATTAGGTAATGTAAGAATTGTTTCTGAAGATATGTTTTTATATTTTCCACCAATATATTTAATCGGGTCTAATAAAGGAGAGAACTTAAAAAAAGATTTAACTTCTTTTCTTAAACCTGAATCTTCAACTATAATAGAGAAAGTATTATAATTATGTTGTTCTTTAATCTGTCGAATATGACATTTATGATTTAAATTAAATGAATTCCAATTTTTATCATTGATAGAAAAAAAATTATTATATATTGGAATGTAATTTAAAATATCACTAATATTATTACTTTCTAAAGTATTAAATTGCTGAAATAGTTCTTTATTATCATTCTTTTTATAGAAAATATTTATCATTTAGATTAAATAAATAAAAATACTTTCAAAAATAAACTAATCATTTATTCGTTTGAAGATTTAAAAAAAATATTATATTTCTATATATAATGAGCAATGATGTTAGATTAAAATTAAATAAGTTTAGTATGAAGCAAATAACATTTAATCCAAATGAAAATAAAGGACCAGTTATAATCCTACTTGGAAAAAGAGATACAGGAAAGAGTTTTTTAATTGCAGATTTATTATATTATCACCAAGATATTCCAATTGGAACTGTTATTTCAGGAACAGAAGCAAGTAATGGTTTCTTTAGTAAACACGTTCCACGTCTATTCATACACGATGAATATAATACTGGAATTATAGAAAATATACTAAAACGTCAAAAGATGATATTAAAACGTGTTAAGAAAGAAAAACAAGCATATGGAACTAGTAAGATTGATCCTCGAGCTTTTATTATTTTAGATGATTGTTTATATGATAATAGCTGGGCAAAAGATAAACTTATGAGATTATTATTTATGAATGGACGTCATTGGAAATTAATGCTTGTAATATCAATGCAATATCCTCTTGGTATTCCACCGAATTTACGTTCCAATATCGATTATGTATTCATTTTAAGAGAGAACTATATTTCTAATAGAAGAAGAATATATGAACATTATGCTGGAATGTTTCCAACATTTGAATCATTTTGTCAAGTAATGGACCAATGCACTGAAAATTATGAATGTTTAGTAATTGACAATAATTCAAAAAGTAATCAATTAAAAGACCAAATATACTGGTATAAAGCACAAGCTCACGGAGACTTTAAACTAGGTTCAAAACAATTTTGGGAATTATCTAAAGATATACCAAGTGATGACGAAAATAATGAACCCCCTTCTTTTGACCCAACGCGTGTCAAAAAAAATAAAAATCTTCCTAATATTAACGTAATGAAAGGTAATAGATGGTAATAAATAATCAATAATATATATTGTTTATTTATTTCTTTTTTGTCAATATATTTTCACCCTCAAATAATTCTTTCTTAATGTCTGCACTTGTAACATTCTGTTTTCCAACACTAGACTCGAGTGAATCTAATATTGTATTTGTATTTGTTATACCTACTAAATTACCATTTTCATCAATATTTTGTGTAAGTTTATTACCTGTTTCACGTGCAATTTTTATATTCTCTTCAATTGCCTTCTTTCTTGTTTCTTTAATTCTCTCTTCAAATTGAGCTTTAGCTTGTTCTTCATTCTTCATCTTCTCTCTCATTAAATTATTTAACTCTTTCTCCATATATTCAACATGCCCAGTCTTGTATGATTCAGGATGCCAAGGCATCCATATACCAACCTGACCAACATAAATATCATGATTTGGATCAATCTCTCTTAGAAGTTTACAACGCATCTCTGCCTCTTGTATCGTCTCAAAGACACCACGTACTTTTAATCCACGGACATTGGTTTGGAAATTATATTTTTCATTATACTCTTTTAACAAATCATCTTCTTTTCTATCAAGAAAGTTCTTATATTCATCTTCAATGTTATTTTTGATTAAATACTCTTTTTCTTCCTTTACAAAATCATTGAAATCCTCATTCACTTTATTAAAATCAATACTATATTTGTAAGATACAAAATTTAGGAATTGATGAAATTTAGACATTGATTTAGTAAAATCAAAATCTTTCATAAACTCTTGAAAATAAAACATTTCCTTCTGCTTTATAATATTTTCTGGAGATATAAAGGATATACATACAAATTTTTGTCCTGCTAAAGGACGATCCTCATCTAATAAATCAACATATTTTTCATTATCCTTTGTCATTATATTTAACGTATTCATTATATATTTAAGTTATTTTATCCATAATATAATTATTTTTTCTATATTAATATTATAAAAACATGAACGGATTAGATAATATGTTTGATTTAGGTGAATTACTACGACGTGCTGTCAAATATCTTGTTGAGGGTGTAATCGTTGCCATTGCCGCATTTGCTATTCCACGCAGAAGTATGAGTTTAGACGAAGTTTCATTGGTTGCACTCACTGCCGCCGCTACCTTTGTTATTTTAGATACTTACCTTCCATCGATGGCTGTTACTGCAAGAAGTGGTGCAGGATTTGGTATGGGTGCTAATTTAGTTGGTTTCCCACGTTAAAAGACTATTAAATAGTTGGTATAAACTCCCAATCTAATTCATTACAAATTTTTTTCCATATTTCATCTTGTTCCATTCTTTTGATAGGGTCTTTTAACATATATAGATGCTTCAAATATTCATCTTCACCCAATAATTCACAAATTTTATAGAGAACATAATAGTAATTTAGAAAGTTTACTCTTTCATTTGGACAATATTTAATATATGGTTTTTGAATTTCTAAAAATAAATTACATAATCTATTCTCCAATTCAAGAGACATTGTTGGAGGTTTTATTCCTAATTTTTCTTTAATAAATGGTATGTGTTCATAATATTTATTATATCCTAAGCTTTTTAATATTTGTTTAGTTTTATCATTAGATAGAGTATCGAGAGTAATTCTCTCTTTTTGTATTTGTTTTTTAATATTTTCAATAATTTCATCATCTATTTGGGTTGTTTCTTTAGCTTGAAATTGTGCCAATATTTCACGAAAATGATTAATTCTCTTATAAGCATAAAATGTAACTTCTTTAGGTGGTTCTTTATAAGAAGGTTTTTCTGGCTCAATCAAAAACTTATGTTGTCTTGAACATTGATTACATAATAATATCCCTTCATTCTCTACACAGATTAATTCTCCAGAACAATATTTACACTTATCATGTTTCTCAATATAATCATCTATATTTATAAATCTATCATCTATATTTTTTAGATATATTTTCGAATAATCAATATTTTTACTCTCATCATTATCTTTATTATCCTTCTTACAAAAAAAAGACATTATCTTTTTTTTGTTGTAGTTATCTTTACTTATATTCTTTTTACTTTCAAAATAATTAAATATATATTTAGAATTATTTAAATAATACTCTTTATGTTCTCTCTTTATCTCTCTTATATTTTGTTTTAGTTGTTGTATTCTATCCAACATATTCAGTTTATCATCAATACTTTCATAACTTTTATTCTTGATTTTTAGTGTTAGTTTTTCTATTTCTCTTTTGTATTTAGGTATTGATATTGTATCTTTATTCATTCTATTAATGATATCATTATGTTTTTTATCTAGTGTAACAATTGTTTTCTTATCTATTTTTATATTTTTATTATTTTTTGGTTTAAACTTCATATATTATAAGTTTTATTACTATTTAATTTAAAAAATACACAAATATTTAGTAATATATACTATTATTTTTTATGTTATTCTATTATTATGAACGTGTTTAAAGATATGAATTATAACATTGATTTAGAAGTAATAAAAAAAATGATTTTTATTTATAATGCACTTGATAACGGATGGAATATTAAAAAAAACAAAGACTCTTATATATTTACAAAGAGACATGATAATAAGAAAGAGGTTTTTGAAGAAAACTATTTAGCAGATTTTATTGATAAAAACTCAAATCTAAATAAAATATTAATAAACTTAAAAAAAGAAATTAATTAATTATTTTTTTAAAAAAAAAATATTTAGTAATAATATAAAATGGCTGGTGGACTTATGCAATTAGTTGCTTATGGCGCTCAAGATGTTTATTTAACTGGATCTCCTCAAATCACCTTCTGGAAGGTTACCTATCGTAGACATACGAACTTCTCTATGGAATCTATCGAACAAACCTTCAACGGACAAGTCGATTTCGGACGCAAAGTTCAATGTACTATTTCTAGAAATGGTGATTTAGCTTACCGAACTTATTTACAAGTAACTCTTCCTCAAATCTCATCGAGTGAAGCTAATTATGCTAGATGGTTAGATTACCCTGGCGAACAAATGGTTTCCATGGTTGAGGTTGAGATCGGTGGTCAACGTATTGATCGTCAATATGGTGACTGGATGCACATCTGGAACCAACTTACCCTTACTGCTGAACAAGAACAAGGATACAATAAGATGATTGGTCAAACCACTCAACTTACTTATTTAACTGACCCTGAGTTTGAAGATGTTGTCGGTCCTTGCACTGATGGTGTCGGAAATGTTTGCACTCCAAGAAAAGACTTACCTGAGACTACCCTCTATGTTCCTCTTCAATTTTGGTTCTGTCGCAACCCTGGTCTTGCCCTTCCTCTTATTGCTTTACAATACCACGAAGTTCGCATTAATGTTGAACTCCGTCCTCTTGAGGAATGCTTGTTTGCTGTAGATCAACTTCCATCAGCTTGTTCTACTGGAAGTGTAAAAGCTACCCAAGCTTTTAATAAATCTCTTGTTGCTGGTTCTCTCTATGTAGATTACATCTTCCTTGATACGGATGAACGTCGTCGTATGGCTCAAAATCCACATGAATACCTCATCGAACAACTTCAATTCACTGGTGATGAATCCGTTGGTAGCAACAGCAATCGTATCAAGTTGAACTTTAATCACCCTTGTAAAGAACTTGTTTGGGTTGTTCAACCTGATGAGAATGTTGATTATTGCAAAGCATTTGAATGTGGTGCAGCACTCAATCACACTCTTGGCGCACAGCCTTTCAACTACACTGATAGTTTAGATGCTCTTACCAATTCGATGCTTGTATATAGTTCTCGTCAAGGTATTGTTGGATCAGCAAGTGCTGACATAAATAACTTCATCAATAGTGGAAATCAAATCTTCAACGACCAAGCAGGACAAGTGACCGCATTACTAGAGGGAGATGAGATTATCAACTCGGGTGTATCTGATGCAGCAGCCTTTGTTTTGTCGGAGACTGGTCTTCACCTTCACTGCTGGGGTGAAAATCCAGTTGTCACTGCTAAACTCCAACTTAATGGTCAAGACCGCTTCTCTGAGCGTGAAGGCACTTACTTCGACCTTGTTCAACCTTATCAACATCACACTCGCCACCCTGACACTGGTATCAATGTATACTCTTTCGCACTCCGTCCTGAAGAGCATCAACCAAGTGGCACCTGTAACTTCTCTCGTATAGATAACGCTACTCTTCAACTTGTTCTTTCTAACAACACTGTTGCTGGTGAGAAGACTGCTCGTGTTCGTGTCTATGCCACCAACTACAATGTACTCCGTGTTATGTCGGGTATGGGTGGCTTAGCTTACTCTAACTAAGATTTTACACCATTTATGTTATACATTTTATATAATTCAAAATATATTATATAAAATTGATTGAGTATTTTCCTATTCATAATTAGATATGGATTTATTCATTGACACGTATGAAATACACCATAAATGAATACATAAATCAATAGTTTTTATTTTTTTCTTTTATTTTTATTGCTTCTTCTTTTATTCGTATTTCTTCCTCTTCCTTTTCTTTTATTTATATTACGTGTTCTTCTTTTCTTCGTTTTAGTTCTCTTTTTAGGTCGTCTTCCACCAACACTTGGTGGGTCTTGTGATTGTTCTGAATGTTCGGGGTCTTCATCTCTTGCTTGTTCTTCTCAATCTCGTCTTTCTATTTCACGTCTAAATCTCTCCATAGGTTCTAGAATATTAAATGTATTGTTTACATAATTTCAAAAACCTTTTCTTAGACTTTATTATGAATTATAAAATATTATGTTAATTTTATTTGATTGTGATAACGGATATTCCTACTACTGACTTACATTTTGGTATTTTTTATGAACCATTGGGAGCGTTTTAAAGTTAGAAAGGTGCAATTGAATTATACATAAAATTGAAACTATATATTATATTAAACCTATATATACAAACAAACTATGAAACAAGAGAATATTCTAATTAGTGTCGAGGGTAATATTGGTTCAGGAAAGTCTACTCTTGTTTCTATTATGAAATCACAACTAACACATATTTGTAATAGAAAATTAATATTTCTAGATGAGCCTGTTGATATATGGGAGAATATTCGTGATAAAACAAATAAAAGTATTTTAGAAAAGTTTTATGAAGATCAAGAAAAATATGGTTTTTCATTTCAAATTATGGCATATATATCTCGACTTATGATTTTGAAAGAGGCATTAAAAAGACACAACAATTCAATCATTATTACAGAAAGGTGTTTGTACACGGATAAAAATGTGTTTGCTTCACTTTTATATGAAGATGATAAAATAGAGGAAATAAATTACAAGATATATTTAATGTGGTTTGATTATTTTGTTAGTGACATACCAACCTTTAAGTTTATTTATTTAAAAACATCACCTGAAATATGTTTTGAACGGGTTATCAAAAGAAGTAGAGTAGGTGAAATTATTCCAATTGATTATTTAAAAAAGTTAACAGAGAAACATGATAATTGGTTAATCAATTACGAGACATTGATATTGAATGGTAACACGGAAAAAACAACAGAACAAGAATATAGGCCTTTCATTGAAAAGATTATTCAATTTATACATAACATTATTGATAAGAAACATATCATAGAATTTGAAGAAACAATATATAAATCGTGTTACTAGTACTTTATTGTAGAATTATGATAGACAAAATGACTATCAGGTTTATATTTTAATATATCATTTTCTTTTTTTGATAGAGGAAACTCATCATTTCCATATATATCTTGTAAACATAACCATTCAAATAAACCACCACTATATAAATAAACATTTGTAAATCCTAGTTGTAATAATTGTTCATATTTTTTATAGATAGTGTAATCATTTGTATTTCTCCCGTAAATGTAAATAGGACAATTGATATTTTCCTTCAACATATTATTCACAATGTCTATCTCTTCTTTAAAATGTAATGTTTTTGGTATAATTAAGTCATAATCTTTTTCAGGTAAAGTGCTTATTAAAAGAATTGTCATATTATGGTTACTTATATAATTTTGTATATCCTCAAAATTAATAAATTTATAAGAAGTTATCTTATTTCCCATTATAAAAATATAATTAACATATATTTATATTTTTATAAATCTTAATTAAACTTAACTACTATTTGTACATTTTCTTTTTTTATGCTTTTACTTGCTGAAACCGATAATTCTTGTCTTACTTTTCGTGTTTTTGTATTTTGTTTATTTTCATGTATAGTTTCTATACTATTCTTTTTTTTTGCAGTGCTATTTCTTGAGTTCATATCTTTTTCTATATCGCTTTGATGGTTTTCAATATAATCAAGGATTTTATTCTCTAAAGCCCACTTGAAAAAATTCAATTGTCCTATTGTTGTCTGTATATAAGAACCACTTTTATAAGGAATATTTATTCTCTCCCAACGACAAAAGGGATCAAACCTCTTTTTACTATATGCTCTTAATTTTAGTTTATAGTCTGTATATACCTTGAAACGCCTATTCGTATCATCTTCTTCTTTAATATTATATATTGTAAAATACTTTTTAGAATAGTTAGTTACAAACCAGTCAATAATACGGATAGATAATTTACTCTCACCATTTATTATAGGAATTATTTTTTCTAAATTATTCTCTTTATCATAGAAATTTAATAATTTTTTTAATAATAAATCATTTTGTGTAGAATATTTGAAAGCCATTATATAATATATTATAATTATACGCTTTAAACCTATATTTTATAAATTTGTATTTTTTGGTTTTAAAAACTTTTCGTGTATTTCAAGATCGTCAATATAGTTGGTAGTTAAGAATGGATTAATACAAGTTTGAATAGCCAAGTCTCTAGATGCTAAATTATTTGTTATATCTTCTCTCTTATTCGATTTAATATGAAACGCTTCATCATTCATTCCATTACTAAGACTTAATTGAATTGCATTTTTTGTATCTGTTGAGTTTGGTGGTATAAATGGACGTTGAAAACCATGATTATCTTCTTGTATTTCTTCTTGTTTTTTTTTCGTAGGTATACTTTGTTCTCTCTTCATATCATTATTATAATCTTTAGGTCTCCAAATATAAATACAATTATTCATATATGATAAACATAAATTAAATTATGTATTTAACCACATATTATATAAATTTAATTAAACAATAAATAATATAAAATACATATAAAAATGAATAAGATGAGTATATTGCTTGAAATGCCTATGTTAAAAGGAAAGACAAAAAGTGGAAAAATGATATATTGGAAGGGTAATGTTGTAGAAGATCTAGAGAGAAATATTATAATGACAAGTGTTTCATTTGGTTATTCTTTAGATAACTTACAAACAACTTTTACCGAGTATATACAGGGAAAAAACATCGGAAAAATGAATGAAACGACACCTTTAGAACAAGCAACGAAAGAGTTAAAACGTAAATGGAAAGATAAGAAAGATAAAAGTGGATATATCGATATGAATAAAGAGATTCCTGTTGAAGATACAAGCACTACTATGTATCCAATGTTATGTTCTTCATATAAAGTTTGGAAAGAGGAATATAGTGGATATATGGTTCAGCCTAAATTAGATGGTATACGATGTTTAATCAAGATAAAGAATAAAGAGATAACTTTTCAATCTAGAAATGGTAATTTGTTTATATTAAACCATCTTGTGGATGAATTAACTAAAATTCATAAAATTATTGGAAAAGATATTATATTAGATGGAGAATTATATTCAAATGAGATACCTTTTGAGGAATTAGTTGGTCACATACGTAAATCATCAAGCAATTCCACAGAATTAAATGAAGATGTAAAAAAAATAAAGTTTCATTGTTTTGATATAGTAAAAGAGAATAATTTTGAAGAGCGGTATACATACTTAAAAAATCTTTTTCATACTAAAGATAAATATTCTAATATTCATCTTGTAGAAACAGAATATATAAACAATGAAGATGAATTAATAAGTTTCTATGATAGAATGATGAATAAAAAATATGAAGGTATTATATTGCGTAATCCAAAAGGAAAATATATATGCAAATATCGTTCTAAAGATGTTATGAAATTTAAACAAATGAAAGAGAGTGAGTATAAAATTGTTGGATACGAGCAAGGTATTGGTAAAGATAAAGGAACAATGATTTGGATATGTGAAGTTCCAAACACAATGCAAACTTTTAAAGTTCGACCACGTGGAAGTCACTCTTATAGAAAAGAGTTATATGAGAATGGTGATAAGTATATTGGAAAACAATTAACAATTATATATCAAGAACTTACTAAAAATAATATTCCACGTTTTCCTGTAGGAAAATGTGTTCGTAATGGAGAATAAATCTATTCATCTTTAATTACTTGAAGTTGCTTTGAAAACTTAAAATTAGTATGGGAACGTTTACCCTTTGAGATATTACAATGCAAACAAGAAATCACACAATTATCAAATGTATGACTTGTGTCATTATCTATTCGGTCTAATGTCCATTGATTTTGTTGATTTCGAAACATGTAACAAATATCTATATTTTTTTTACAATAGTAGCATAATAATTTACTTTCAACAAGTTTTTGAATAATATTATCATAAGTAATGTTTCCAATATATCTCTGTTTTTTAATATCTTGTATTTTGTAGTTTCTTATTTTGTATACAATATCTTTTTCTATTTCATATATAATATTTTTCTTATCTTGTGGATATTCACCAAAATATAATAATGATAAAAAATCTCTTTGTTGTTCTCTACTATAATGTTGATATATGTTTGTTATTCTTTTTTCTCTCGATTTTATTAAAGTTATTTCTTTGCTCATTCTATGTATATTTAATATATTATATAAAAAGTATAAACTTAAAGCTATTATATAATATATATGAACCAATCACATATTACTCCCTTGGATGGTAAAAATACTATAGAGGAAGAGAAGGATAATGAAGCTGTAGAGAAGTGTAATTTGTTAAAGAATATAGAATATCAATCGATGTTGATTAACCCAAACTTTAATCATATGGAAAAGAGAGAGAACGATACAATTACAAATGTTCATAATATGTTGGATAATGAAATTATTCAAACAAATAAGGAAAAACAGCCTTGGAGTAAGTTAAATAAGTTGTGTAAAATAAATAAGTTAATGGAATATTGTGATAAGTGCAAGATAAAACATGGATTAAATGAAGAAGATACAAATGAACTTAAAGAATATTTAAAAAAATTATTGGATAGAAAGAAATTAATTAGGGTAAGAGATGTAACTTATGATAAAGAAACAGGTGAAATTATAAATATAAATGAACTTCATATTGAAAAAAAAGATAATAAACACAGATTTACTCTGAAACAAAATGATAAGAAAAAATCATCTTTAAGTAATTTATCACCTTATACAAAAAAGAAGACAATTAAAGAACAAAAAGGAAAAGGTAAAAACAAGCGTCTATCGATATTATAAAATTGAATTAAAGATAATAATGAAATTGATATAACAATTAGAATGAGTATTACGTATATTCAAGATCTAGAGGAATTAGAAAATATTATCGATAATTTACCTCTTTCACATGATAAACATTCACAAGAAAGAACATATTGTAGAATAACAATGGAAGATGAGAATGAGTTAGTTGAATTAGTGTTTAAAGATTTTGATAACTATTTGAGAAAAAATATTCATATTATGTCATCATATACATTTGATAATATTATTACAGAAGAAATTAATACATATATAATAGAACATATTCGAGAAATATATACATTAATGTATGAAGATAAAGAACGTGTTGAAGAAATTATAGAAGAAGAGGATACTTATATAAAAGAATTAACAGAGTATATTAAAGGTTTATACTTTATGAGTAATACTATAAAACCGAGAACATTAACTGATAATTATGATGAAAAATATACAAAAGAGGATTATAAAAAAATGATTGATGATAAATTAAAAGTTATTTATGAAAAAGATAAGAATAATCCAAGACAACGAACAAAGGAGTGGTTTATGAAGAGGAGAAATATGATTTCTGCAAGCACATTTTGGAAATGTATTGATAGTAAGAATTGTAAAAGTTCTTATATTTATAGTAAATGTAAGCCTCTAGAGATAAGTGAAGATAGTGGAATAAATTTGAATTCTCCGTTTCAGTGGGGTGTAAAGTATGAACCAGTATCACAGATGTATTATGAGATGACTAGAAATACAAGAATAAGAGAGTTTGGTTCAATACAACATAGTGTGTATGATTTTATTGGAGCTTCACCTGATGGTATAAACATTAAACGAGATAATTATTTATATGGTAGAATGTTAGAAATAAAGAATATTGTAAATCGTGAGATTACAGGTATACCAAAGAAGGAGTACTGGATACAAACACAAATCCAAATGGAATGTTGTGATTTAGAAGAGTGTGATTTCTTGGAGTGTCGTTTTATTGAATATTCATCCTTTAGTAATTTTATGGAAGATGGAACCTTTACACATACAAAAGATAACAAATTGAAGGGTGTGATTATGTTATTTACACATGAGAATAATGTATTTTATGAATATTTGCCTTTTCATTCTAGTGAGGAAGACTATCATAAATGGAACGATGAAATGATGATAAAACATAAAGAAAAAGACTGGGTTCAAAATTATTATTGGTATCTAGATGAAGTATCTTGTGTTCTTATACCTAGAAATAGAGAATGGTTTTCAGCTATAATAGAAGAAGCAAAAGAAGTATGGAATACAATAATAAAAGAGAGAGATGGTAGTTATGAGAGTAGAAAACCTAAATCACGAAAACAAAATAAAAAGGATGATACAAGTATCTTGTTATTAAAAGTAGATACTAGAAATATATAGTTTAAGACATATACTTCTCATATGTTGAAAAATATGTTTGTAATAAAGATAAAAAGAAAGGTGGTAATACAAAGAAGAACAAAAAATAAAGAATATAAATACAATAATTATTATTTTATTTACATTCCGAATTGACTAAAATCAGTTAATATGGGTCTTGGAATATGATCCCCTGTTCTTGTTTGGAAGTTTGGAACTAGTTTACATTGGTATGCAGGTTCAGGGCATCTTTGTGGTGCAGGACATGGAGGACATTTCTTGGCAGAATCATTACAAACATTGATAACATCTGGACAACGAGGACATACAGGGGGAACGATTTGTGTTTTTAATATATATTTATCTTCTTCACCTCGAGGGATTTCATTTCTAGAGATAGTAGGCAAACTATCTATATATTTTTGGAAATCTGCTTTTCTCTCTTCGTGTGTTTCACCCTCTAGCATTATTCCTTGTTTATTATTTTGAAATGTTTCTTCTAGTTTATTGTTACAATCTCCTAGACAACTACAAATACCAAGAAGAAATAATATAGATAATATAAGAATATATATTAGGTTTTTCTTGTTAGGAACCATCATTTATATGTTATATTAGGAAAAAAAATAAAATTGAATAAGAATAATATTTCCATTATCTAACAATAGAAAAGAATGGATTACTTCAAGTTTATGTCGAATAATATAAATAAAAATACGAGAGTCAAGAGAGAAAAACGTGGAAAAAATGAGAGTATTATACATTTCTATACAGATAAGAATGATGTCAATATAAAAGAGGTTGGTATCGATGAAGCGGGTAGAGGACCTTTATTTGGTAGGGTATATGTTGCGTGTGTCATTTTGCCTAAAGAAAAAACTAATTTTGATTTTTCAATTATTAAAGATAGTAAACGTTATACATCGAAAAAGAAACTTCTTGAAGTGTATGAATATATTAAAAAAGAAGCTACTGATTATTCCATTCATTATGAAGATGAAGATTTTATTGATAAATATAATATATTAGAAACGACCTTACATTGCATGCATCAATGTTTAATGAAATTAACTACAAAACCAAATTTTATACTTGTGGATGGTGATAAGTTTAGACCATATAGAGATATTTCTCATAAATGTATTGAAGGTGGTGATGATTGGTATGCATCCATTGCTTCAGCAAGTATTCTCGCCAAAGTAGAACGTGATTTATATATTGAAAAATTATGTCTTGAAAATCCTTATTTAAATACTAGATATAATCTAAATAAGAATAAAGGTTATGGAACAAAAGAACACCTGCAAGGTATTCGTGAATATGGTATTACAAAATGGCATCGTAAGACATTTGGTATTTGTAGAAATTATTCATTAGAATAGTCAAAAATTAAGAAGAACACATAACACAACCTTCTTCTTCACTATTTATAGATGTTTTTTTGTTTAAATTAGGGTCAATTGTAAATTGTTGTGCTGAAGCTTTAGATTTTGTTCTTAAATAATAAATTCCTGTTTTTAATCCTTGTTCCCAAGCATAAAAATGCATAGCTGTTAATTTATTATATGTTGGTGTTTCCATCCACAAATTTAAGCTCTGACTTTGACATATATATCTTCCACGTTGAACTGCCATTTGAATAATTGATTTCATTGGTATTTCCCACACAATTTTATATTTGTTTTTTATCTCTCGAGGTATCTCTTCAATATTTTGTATACTACCTTTGTTTAATATAATCTTATTTTTAATAGTGGTATTCCAAATTCCTAAATGAAATAATTCATTCAATAAATATTTATTAACAAGAACAAACTCACCTGCTAGAGTACGTCTTAGATAGATATTACTTGTAAATGGTTCAATACATTCATTATTTCCTAAAATTTGACTTGTTGAAGCGGTAGGCATAGGGGCAATTAATAATGAATTACGTATTCCATATTTCTTTATATTATCTCTCAATTCATCCCAACTTGTTTTACCTTCAGGAATATAGTGTTCATCATTACAATATGAATAGTTCTTATTCCACATATCAAATTGGAATATTCCTTGAGAAATTGGAGAATTCTCAAAAGAAGAATATGCACCCATATGGTCATCTTGTAGTTTTTCTAGTTCTTCTCTTATTGGTTTTAATCTGTTTAATCTATCCATATCCTCCTTTTCTAGATTGAAATCTTGATATTCACTATTTGTCTCTTGAATAAAGAATTTTACATTATATAATTGCTTCAATTTCTTCATATCTTCATTTCTCTCTTTAGAAATCCTCAAACTTTCTTCCAAAGATGCATGATAAATAGTTGAAAATATCTTACTATTTATTTCTCTCGACATTTCACAATCAAATGATAAGTTCATCATTGTAAACACATCTGCTAGTCCTTGAACACCAATACCAATTGGACGATGTCTCATATTACTCGTTCGTGTTTTTTTTGTAGGATAAAAATTACGATCGATTACATTATTCAAATTATATGTAATTATCTTTGTAATATCGTGTAATTTATCATAATTAAATACAGGCCTTGTGAAGTCATTAAACTCTTTATATCCTCCAATATATCTACCATTTATAATAATCTGTGGAAAAGATTGCAATTCTTTCAATGTGTTTAAAGTTCCATTTTCGACATATTCTTTATATTTTTCTAAGTTTGAAACTTTTTCATATATAATCATCAACATATTTGTCTTTTCTGTATTGTTACTTACGACTACTTCATTATATTGCAAGTTATATTTTTTACATAACATTTTTGTCAAATCACAATATGTACATCCTTTTTTACTATATATAGTAATATTATATCCATGTTCTCCTTTAAAGAGTAAATCATTATTTGTTAAATTTTTAATGTTTTCATTTTCTTCTACAAACTTAGATAATCCAATAGATGCCAAATTACATACTGCTGTTTCATCTTTATCTGAATATTCTATGATTTCTGTACACAAATTTGAAGACTTTATTGTTCCTAAGTTCTTTTGATTTGATTTTATATTACAAGTATCTTTATATAACATATAAGGTGTTCCTGTTTCAATCTGACTAGAGAGAATTTCATACCACACTTTACGAGCTTCACATACTTCTCTTCCCCTACCTTCTCTCTCATATTTCTCATACAAGTTTACAAAATCATCACCATATACATCACTCAACCCAGGACATTCATCTGGACACATCAAAGTCCAATTCTTATTTTCTTTTACACGTTTCATAAACAAATCAGGTATCCATAATGCATAAAACAAATCTCTCGCCTTTAATTCCTCATCTCCATGATTTTTTCTCATTTGTAAAAAGTCGTGAATATCTGCGTGCCAAGGCTCTAAATAGATTGCAAAAGAACCATTCCTTTTACCACCTTGATTTACATATCGAGCTGTGGAATTAAATACCCTCAACATCGGGACAATACCTGTACCTTTTCCATTTGTTCCTCTGATATGAGAACCATTTGAACGTATATTATGAATGTGTAATCCAATGCCACCTGCCCATTTAGATATATTTGCACATTCTTGTAATGTATTATATATACCATTAATACTATCACTTTCCATAGAAAGTAAATAACACGAACTCATTTGTGGATGAGGTGTTCCTGCATTAAATAGTGCTGGAGTTGCGTGTGTAAAATACTTTAAACTCATATAATGATATGTTTCTTTTATACGTTCTAAATTATCACCATGAATACCAATTGATACACGCATCCACATATGTTGGGGTCTTTCTACAATTACATTATTTACTCTCATCAAATATGCTCTTTCTAATGTTTTATATCCAAAATAATCAAATAAATAATCACGTTCATAATCTATAACATCATTGATTTCTTTTCTATATTTATGAACAATGTCATATAATTCTTGTGATACTAAAGGATAAGACGAACCATTTTTATCTATAAATGTATATAATTTTTCTATTACATCACACATATCACTACTTGTATTTTTATGATGATTTGATATTAATATTCTAGAACCAAGAATATCATAATGTGGATGAATTGTTATCATAGATGCACATTGTTGTGCAGTTAATTCATCTAATTCATCCGTCTTAATACCATTATATATCTGCTCTATTACTTTCATAGCTAAACTTGTATAATTGATATAATTATTGTCAGAAATATCTCTTCCCATATTTCTTACTCTATTTAATATCTTATCAAATGATACTTGTTGTTTGGTTCCATCACGCTTAATAACATACATCTCATTATTAGATGTCATAATTATAGTATATTTAAACATATTTTTTTAATATCTTTTAATTATTGTTATAATATATAGAAACAATGAAGCATCTATGTTTACCTTTAGTCTTTGCATTACTATTGTTATTTTTTATATTTTATGCAAATAATATTAAAGAAAGTTTTTTAAATCCTTTTAATCCTGGTGAGTTTCCAAAAACACAAGAAGGACCTATTTTACAAGATGTATATAGAGTAAATCCAAAACCTCATATTGGAAAAAATAATTATTATCAGAATGTTATGATGTATCCGAGGTCAGAAATGGCATCTTTTAAACATGCTACTAATAATATTCATATGGACGAGTGGAATACACCTGATAATGGCAAATGCACTCCTGCAGAGATGTGTGGTGAGTTATATGTTAAATAGCTTTTTTAATACATTTATTATCAATAATTAGAGTTTCTGTTTTTTTATCGTATGGAACAATATTTATAACACATTTAGCTTTTTTACCATAGAAAGGTTTTGTACATCCCTTTTCTCTCTTTCCTCCTTTACGTAGTTTTCTTGTCTTGGATTTATTTTTCAATTTCAATGATTTTCCTGTTGTGCATCTTGAACGAAAGTTTTCAAATCTATCACGAACATCTTCAAATGTTAAATGTGGAGATTTACCTAACATTACATTTACCATATTATGAAGGTCATACATATATTTAGAAAAAGTTGTTCTATTTTCTAATACATCATCGGTAATTGGCATCTTTTTAAAGTTTTTGGATATATTCATACGACAATATTTACAAGGCAATACGTGTTGTAAAGAGAGAACAAAGTTCTTATAGTTTTCTTTCTCTTCTTTAGTAGGTTCATTAGGATAATTAAAACTAATAGTATGAAGAACAAACCAAAATGCAGGACCCCATACATATGTTAAGAACCCATCATTACTTGTATAATCAATTTCGGAGTATACAGGTTTCTTTCTTTTCAATGTTTTCATAATCTATATATTATAAAAACATTAATATTTAGCATATTCGTTTTTAAAATATTGAAATTTTCTCTCTTAATTGTATAATAAATGTTCGAACTAATTAAAAATAATGGGAAAATTATTCTAGCAATAACAATTAGTGTTGTAGTATTTATAGGTGTGAGTATTTATTTATACTATTACTACATTTCACCTAGATTAAACCCCTCTTATGTATCCAATAAAGAGTTTATTAAAGAAAGTGAATCTGAAGCTGAAATATATCTATTTTATACCACTTGGTGCCCACATTGTAAAAAGGCAAAACCAATATGGACTAAGATTAAAGAGGAATATGATGGTAAAAAGATAAACAATCATATATTATACTTCAGAGAAGTAGATTGTGAAAAAGAAGAAGAACTTGCTGATAAATTCAAAATTGAAGGTTACCCTACCATAAAACTACTTATTGGAAATAAAGAAATTGAATATGATGCTAAACCAACCGAAGAAAATATAAGAGAGTTTATTCATTCTTCGCTTGATTAGAATGATAAAATACTTGTGCATAATTATATCCCGTTTCTATAAAAGATTGTCTTTGTTCTTTTTCTTTAATTGTATTCATTAATGTTACAAGAGAGAACTCTGAAGACGGAATAATAACCTCGTTAATTCCAAGAATTGGTGTTTGATTTGATATTCTTTTTATAAGTTGTCTTATCATAAACATGCTATAATTCAATATATTTTCTTCCTCCAAACTATTTTTTTGATTTGAATGCACACTTATTCCTAGAATTTCATTCTTATCTGTTTCTTCATTTTCTATACAATCTTTAACAGCATAATTATTCTCTATACCACCATCAATATAATAACAATTATTATACTTAACAGGTTGAAATACATATGGAATACAACAAGACATATATATTGCATCCATTAATAACAACTCGGGATTTTTTATGAAATCTAAAATCTCATATTTATTTTTATCTAGATTATAAACACATATACATAATTTTACATTCGTATAATCATAAAACTCTTTCATTGTTGTAGAAATACTTAACTCTACCGATTTTAATAAGGGTTCTAATATTGTTGTAAAAAAAGACTTATCCAAAATACCTCTATTATAGTATATATCTATAATATTTGAAGCCTCTAATGTTATATATTTATGCCACGGCTTCTTCACTATATAATCTATAATATCATTTATCGGTATTTTTAATAACAACATTGCCCCTATAATTGAACCCACTGACGTAGAATATATACTCTTTATATTTTTAATATTGTAAAAGTTAACTTCATTTAAGTATTTTAATACACCTAATTGATATAATCCAAAGTATCCTCCTCCAGATAAAACAATATTTTTTATTACCATTATAATTTAATCCGTATATTTTTTTATATTTTTTTTATATAGTTCTTTATAATGAATGTTCATATGAATGATTCTGAACCTAATGAATATATTGATTTAGATGAATTATATTACAGAAAATTAGAAATTGAAAAACATCGTACAAATATATATAACAAAATACTATCTCGAATACATAGTAAAATAAAGTTAACATCTAGACAATACATAAAACAACAATATATATTTTATGTTGTTCCTGAGTTTATTATCGGATTACCCAAATATGATATTACTGAATGTATTTCTTATATTATACACAAATTGATAGATAATGGATTTTATATAAAATATACGCATCCTAATTTACTCTTTATTTCTTGGAACCATTATGTTCCATATTACGAGAGAGAAAAAATAAGAAAACAATACAATATAAATATTGATAAATATGGAAATATTATACAAGAAGAGAAAAAAAATACTATACATAGTGAACCTCAAAAACAAAAAACAAAACTTTTAAAACATAGTAAGTTTAAAGATATACTAGAATTTAAACCAAAAAGTATTTATGAAACAGCTCTTGAAAAACTAAAAGATAAATTAGACTAATTTTATTCACTATCTGTATATTGTTCTTCCTCTAATTCATAATGAAAATCACTTTCTTCACTATCATCATCAACGATAAAATCATCTTTTAAATATCCACTTTTTGTTTTGAAATTATCTGGAACCTCGTCAAGCTCATCTTCAGATACTTCACTATCTTGTTCAATATCTTCAAAACCTCCATATAGTTCTTTATAATATCGTTCCCACTCTTTTGAATCTAAATCCATATACTCATCATTATCTTTAGTCATAATAATGCATAGAGAACCATAATATAATTCTTTATCAATCGGTGGTGGAAGTTCATATTTATTAATATTGTTTGATTTCCCTTTATCTTTCGAAAATAAGTGAAGATAATAACCATCACTACATTTCCAACTATGCCGTTTCTCAAAGTTTTCACTTGATTTAAAATTACATTTCTTATAGAGTTCGTTGGTATCTATATATTTTACATTTTTGTTTTCAATCTTTCCATATCTACTTATAATAACAATTTTTGTCATTTTAGTATAATACAATATTATTACAATTTTATTTAAATCAATTTTATTTATTATTTCGTTCTAGTTTTAAATAAGAAATCCTTTTTATATATAATTACATGATATTAGAATTATTACTATATTCAGTTACATCTTTTATTACAATATATATTATTCATTATTTATATTATTTCTTAAAGGAAAACTTGACTACACCACAAATAAAAGATATGGTAAACAGACCTAATATCGAATATGAACGCATCTATAAAACTTTATATAAAGAAAAGAAAGAAATAACAAATGAAAATCAAAGTGATGATATGAAAAATGAATTGAAAAATTATTTGAATAATTTAACAAATGAGGATAATAATTCTACAAAAATAGAGGGTATTGGAGATACAAGTCATTATAGTAATTGGTAAAGATATTTAAAAGAAATATATATATTTACATATAATGAATAAGAGGATTGTAAAAGGAAATGCATTTAATATTATTAAAAAACAATTACCAAAGATAGAACTTTCTAATGAATATATTTTTCATAATAAAGTTCATATATTGAGAAATATCGAGTTTACAAAATGTATTCCAAAAGGAAAAGAGACATTCTTATGGTTTAAACATGATTACTCACGAAATGAAAATAAATGTTATGTATTGTGTTTTAAAAATAGAAAAGTATATTCTATTGTAAATCTCTCTATTCCTTTTGATAAATTTTTAACTATTGATATTGGAACTATATTATATTCGACACAAATAAATGAGAACATATTTGTTATTAGAGATGTACTCTATTACAAAGGTGTAAATATGAAAAATCTTCATTACAGAAAAAGACTAGAAACTATGTTATATCTTCTTGAGTATCAAATTTATAAAAAGAATATGTTCTTCACTTGTATGCATAAAAAGGGAAAAGAAAGTTTAAAGAGTTTTGATTTACCATATCCTCTTTTTAGTTTAGAATATATTGATAAAAATGGAAACTCATATTTAGAAAAAGTTGTAAGACAAAAAATAATAAATAAATATCTTGTTATTGCCGATATTCAAAATGATATTTATCACGCTTACACATTAGAAAATAAATATGTGGGAATATTAAATATACCTGACTATAAAACAAGTTGCTATATGAACTCCATTTATAGAAATATTAGAGAGAATGAAAACATTGATTATATTGAAGAAAGTGAAGATGAAGAAGAATTTCAAAATATAAATGTTGATAAATATATTAAAAAAGATGTTAAGTGTATAATAGAATGTGAATTTATGAATACATTTAAAATGTGGAAACCTGTTCGTATAATTTCAACCTTATAAATAATTGTTTCTTTAGTATATATATAATGAATAATTATTGGAGACAACCAATTCAAAGTTACACAAGAATGACAAGGGATGTTGGACGTCCTGAAAACGTAGAGGAAATTACTGCATCAAAAACTGGACAAATTGCAGGATACCCATCTATTCCAACTAAAAATAGTGATTTTAATGAAGTTCATACTAGATTAGAAGGACAAAAAGGAGGACATAGACCTTTTGGATTTAATCCAGATGATAGTCTTCCTTTAGGAACAGCGGGTGGTGGTCCTTTTATTGCTGTAGAAAGAACCAATGAATGTGGTGGAAAAGTTGCTGATACAAACTTGAACACTTCTATTGTGGAAGCACCTGTCTTAAAAGGAGGTGCAAAAAATATGTGTTCAAATATTTCTATATGTAATGATATAAAATCTATTAAAAAGTTTGAACAGGTACAACGTTTTTGGAGTGTTATATGTCCAGGTGCTATCAATGTGTATAATAATTATGTTAGTATGATAAACAATAAAGAAAAGAAACGTAAATTCTTACAGAAATATACTGAAGCTTTCTGTTTTGAATGTTATGCATTAACAAGTAGAGACATAAAATCAATTAATCAAAATAAAAAAGATATGATAGATAAGTTTGAAAATGTTAAGAAACTTTCTAAAACTTTAGTTTCTCCAAAAGTATTTGAAAATATGAAAAAGGATTTAGATAATATTCAAAGAATGCATACAGAACGTGTAAATAGACATAAACAAAAAATGAAACAACATAGAAAAGGAAGTTCAAAGAATAAAAAGAGTGCTAAAGGTAAAAAAATAACAAGAGGTAAAAGAGGTAGAGGAAGAAAACAGAAGAAAACAAGAAAATTACAAAAAGGAGGTTCTAGTCCTGCATGGTCTAATCAAGCATACTCTTCTACCATGGTAGCTCCGTCTTCACCTATGTTTCCAAGACAATCACATTTAGGAACTATACCACATACTCGAGATGCAATCGTGGATTGTAGAGATAATTATAATCATTATTTAAGTAATATGTAAAGTGTATTTATATCATTCTCTCCATCATTTAGTTTTTTTGATATTAGATTATATCTCATTTTTGAATAGTAATCTAAAAAATAACTATATACAAAATCATTATGAATATTAATATCTTTACTTATCATTTTATCTAGTGCATTATGATAGCTATCTTTTAAAAACTCTGTTATTTTATCAACATCTTTTATAGTTTCTTTTTTATCTAATACTCTATTAAAAATAGTTACAATTAGATATGTATAACAATATATAC